TCAGAAGGATTATTTACAACAGATAGCAAAGCACAGATAGAAGGTAATAAAACAAGTACAACAGATGCTATAGCTACTATTAAAAATAAAAATACAAGTAACGAAGGGCGTTATTTACAATTTAACGACAATACGGGAACTAATATAGGGCAAATTGGTCACTTAGATCAAACAGAGTCTAATTTCTTTATATCAACTTTTGGTACGGGTCTTAAATTTGAATCCTACATTACTTATAAAGCTGTTTTACCTTGCAATGAAAATGGTGCAGATAGTGATAATGCTATTGATCTTGGAAGCTCATCAGTGCGTTTTGATGATGTATATGCTACCAATGGCACTATTCAAACTTCTGATAGAAACGAAAAACAAGACATACAAGCCTTAACAGATGCAGAGCAAAGAGTAGCTACAGCGTGTAAAGGTTTAATAAGAAGATTTAGATGGCAAGATTCAGTAGCAGAAAAAGATGATAATCCTGATTCTGATGAAACAGCTAGATATCATTTTGGAGTCATAGCACAAGACTTACAAGATGCATTTACAGCAGAAGGATTGGATGCAAGTGATTATGGGATGTTTATCTCTAGCACTTGGGAAGATGATGATGGTGTAGAACAAACAAGACTTGGTGTAAGATATAACGAATTGCTAAGTTTTATAATAACAACAATATAGGAGAAAAAAATGGCGATAACATTAACAAGAACAGTACAAAGGGTAGAAACTTATCCAGCACAACCAGCAGAAGAGGGACAAGAAACATTCCCAACACTAATGGTGGTATATAACGATTTGTTTGATGACCCAAAAGATGACCAGTTACCAGTAACTGCTACTAAGGTTTTGCATTTTAGCAAAGGCGATGATGTTTCTAAGGAAGATCAATTAGTACAGACTATTGCAACTGCACTATGGTCATAGGCCTTAATTTATATATAATATAATTAACTAACTTAAAACATATAGGAGAGATATATGAGTAACGAGAATGAAGTAAAAAACGATGTAATCATTAGCTTTAATGGCAGAGACTTTAAAGCAGAAGATTTAAACGAAGATCAGGCAAATATAGCTGGCAAATTAAATGTAGCTCAAAGAGAGTTACAAGAACTACAATCTGCTTATGAAAGATATGTAATTCTTGCTGACTATAGAGAGCTACAGGTCAAAGCATTTTCTGAAACTGTAGAAGAAGAAGCAGAGGAAGTAACAGAGGAATAATAATGGCAGAACGTAAGACAATCGCATCAGTAGCATCAGATTTAGAAAAGCATGATGCGATATGTCAAGAGCGTTGGAAGACCATCTATCGCAAAACAGATGATTTGCAAAACTCAGTCAATAGCACAAAGGCTTGGCTGGTTGGTGGTCTTACTACAATAGTAGTTGCATTATTCACCTTAATAGTAAAAGGCTTATTTTGAGTATTACCAAAATTGCTGAAGTAGCAAATAACGTCTTGGATAAATTTGTTCAGGATAAAGATTTAAAAGAACAATTATCACATGACTTACAAAAAGAACTTATATCGCTGGATAAAGCACAAATTAGCCTTAATGCTGAAGAAGCGAAGAACGGGAACTGGTTTGTATCGTCATGGAGACCCTGTATTGGATATGTTTGTGGGTTTAGCCTTTGCACTCATTACATTATCTTGCCTATTGCAACTTGGATAGCTGTAGTAAATGGAGCAGATTTAAAACTTGAAGCTCTTGAGTTTGATTTTTCACAACTTACAACAATACTTCTATCGTTACTTGGCATGTCATCACTTAGAACATTTGAAAAAACAAAAGGAATCCACAGTAAATAATATGTACGATGAAATTAAAGAAATGCTAATAAGGCATGAGGGAAATATGTGCACCCTTTACCAATGTACAGAAGATAAATGGACAATAGGTGTTGGTAGAAATCTTACTGATAGAGGTATTACAGAGGATGAATCTGCATATCTGCTTGATAACGATATCAAAAGAGTTATGAATCAATTAGATGAATACTGGACTGTTTGGCGTAGCTTTCCCAAGCGTGGTCAAATGGTCTGCTTCGACCTATGTTTTAATCTAGGTATAAGTGGATTTATGAACTTTAGAAGAACAAGAGCCTTAATGGAAATGGGTATGTGGCTAGAAGCATCAGAAGAGTTGCTAGACAGTAAATACGCGATTCAATTACCAGTTAGAAGTTCTTACAATTCAAGACAACTTGCACTATGTGGCAAAGATGGCAAAGACATCGGAAGATCATCAAAGTAATTCAAGATTAGGTGCTTTGGGTGAATCCTTAGTACAAACATTCCTACTGGAATATGCAGACTTTGTATATCCAACTCAAGACAAACACCCAGCAGATATCCTGCTTGAGACAAATGGCAGAAAATATACAGTACAAGTCAAAACAAGAAGAGAGTCCAAGCAAGGCAAATATACTTTTGCATCAGAGACATCAAGGCAAATGTCAGAAGTTTATAAGAACTACCATTGTGATATTCTTGCTTTTGTTTTCTACAGCCAAGAACATAAGCGAATTATCTTCAAGCCAAATACTACTTCGCAAACATACTTTACCTTTGATAAAAAGATCATAACCCCAACCCTAGAAATAGACTCTTTACAAGAAACCTTAGATGCACTTAGCCAAGTGCCAGTTCTTAATCCTTTAAAATAATTTATATATAACTATTGACATTTAAAAATACTTATGTATAATAGGGGTATGTTAAATAAAAGTAAGGAGTTAAATAACATGACAATAGGCCACAATAAAACTTTTATGTATGAATTTTATATCAACACTAAGTATGGTGAAGATACTTGGCATTGGAACTTAACTTACTGGCGTAAAGCTCTAAGAGACTTTATAACTTATAAAGACGATGAAGGGTTTGTATTTGAAATACAAATAACAGATGAAGAGGGGTGTGCGTGGGTAGAGATATATCCAAACAATGAAACTGATCTATTGCCAAAGTATGTAAGAAAATATGCTGACAAGGTTTTAGAAGCAGCAAGAAAGGAGAGTTAAATGGAAGTAATATTCAACATAGTGGGTGGCGGAGAAATCTGCCTACCCAAGAGAGAGATAAGGGGTTACTACAAAGACTTCTTAACAGGCGAGACTAAAGTGCAAATCGGAGAGAGTGAGCATGAGGTTAGAGAGTCTTTGACAGAGATCAAGTATTTAATGGAGACAAGAGATGATAGAAGAGCTTAAAGAGTATAAGCCAAAGCAACAAGGCAAGGCTTGGGTTTGTGATGACATACCTAACAAGGATTACCACAAAGGCGTAGGTATAAGCAGTAGTTATATTAGAAGGTTTGGTGAATCACAGCTTCATGCAATAGAACATAAGCAAGAGACTACACCTGCAATGAGGTTTGGAACTGCCGCTCATTCACTATTGGTTGAAGGGCAAGAAGCCTTTGATAAAGAAGTGGTTGTCATTACTGGCAGTCCATACACTAAGGCAAATAAAGAACTTAAAGAAGAGTACGAGAAGAGAGGTCTTACTGTAATTAAAGAAGCAGATGTAGAACTAATAGAAGGTATGAAGGAGAAGATGATCTATGAAGGCAATACTTATCTTGATGCTAAAGGTAAGGTGGCAGAGTCTAGTTTCTACTGGTATGAAGATGAGGTTTTGTGTAAGTGTAGGCCTGACTTAATATGCCCACCTTTAGATGATACTGATTCAAAAGATAAGATAGTGGTTGTTGATTACAAGACAACACAATCAGTTGAACCTTACACCTTTGGCAGATCAGTTAAGAAGTATAGCTATGATCTACAAGCGGCATGGTACAGGCGAGGTATGGAAGCGGCAGGATATAGGGTTGATGACTTTGTATTTGTAGCACAAGAGAAAACATATCCTTACGCATCTAAGGTATTTAAGATGACTAAAGAGCAAATGGATTTTGGTTGGTCAATCATGGAAACATACTTAGAGAACTATAAAGAATATCAGAAGGGCAAACCTCTATCTGTTTACAATAGTCCGAGTGTTGTTGAATTGGTGTTGTGAGTAAGGGCAAATAAGATATGAGAGTAGTAGAGTATTATATGGAGAGTTTATCCTTTGCCCTTAAGGATAGTATAAGGTTTTTGGATGGAGATGTAATAAAGTCTTTGCTTTATTGCAAAATTAATTTTAATATAAATATGGAGAGTCGAAATGGATAACAGTACAAAAAAAGCATTATGGATTGGTGAGGAGTTACATAAAGATATAAAAATCTTTGCAATTCAAAACAATCTAACAATAGAGCAAGCTACACAAATGTTAATTAAACTTGGCATGGTGACTTATGAAGCAGAGAAAAACAATGACACAGTTTAGCGACATAGTAGAACTACACAGGTTAAAACTTAACCAAGAGAAAGATGAATGGTATATCCATGTAAACAATGGAGCAGGGTATACAGAGGTTAAGCGAGGCAATACCTTAACCACTACTTACCATGCAGATGGTAGAAAAGAGGTTGTGATAGATGCCAATTAACAGTAGAAATAAGGGTGCAGCTTTTGAGAGAGTTATATGCAATAAGATTAATACCTATCTTGCATCTAAAGGTAGCACCGATACTGTTAAAAGAAATTTAGATCAATATCAGACTAAAGGCATGGCTGATATTTACTGGGGAAACCTAGCGATAGAATGTAAAAGATATAAGGGCAATGGTAAGACAGACGTATTTAAAAACGACTGGTGGAATCAAGCGGTTGAGAGTGCTAATGATAACCTAATACCATTATTAATTTATAAATATGATAGAAGGAAAATATATTGTGTCATTCCTAATTACCTAATAGGTGAGTCTAAGGAAAAGAATTGGACACAGTTCTCTATGTTACCGCTATCAGATATTTGTGAGAGGTTAGATGAAGTCTTACAAAAGGCAAATGGACTTACATAGTTATTTGCTACAAGAGGACTTTGAAGAGTTTTGTAGGGAATCCTACGGAAAAATCCAAATTGCTTGTGAGTTCTTAGGAATCATAAATGATGAGGATTACGAGAATTTTAAGGAAAGGTGTTATGCCCAACTTGAAATTGATTATATAAACAGTATCGAAAATTTAACGATACATTAACAGGAGTGTTATATGGACGTACTTGGTGGTATGAGTAATACCGAAAATAAACAGCAAATCTACTTGGGTTTCAAAACAAGAGATCAAAAGTTTTTTGCAAATGGTGAGACTGAAGTGCCAATAGAATATTTACAACTTGATACTGACACATTTAAGTCGGGTTGGGGTAGATATACAAAGGCAGAAGGTTTCCAATATAAATGGGACTCTAAGTTTGGCGTGGTTAATCCCAAGCCTGCTGATGAATGGAGAAGAGCTTTCTCAGCATGGGTAATGCCAAGTGGAGCTGAACATGCTTATTTATGGCAGAGCTTTTCTTTTGCAGAGTCTAGTGCCTTTAATAATATTTGTGGGCTGTTTTGGGCTGATAAAGCAAACAATGTAGGCAAATTGCCTGTTGTTGA